GGTATTTGTAAATCTCCTGTAGTTATAGCTACTGCTAAATCTACAATTTCATTGTGGACTTGCCAAGGCAAATCACAATCTACATTAGTGTCTAAAGTTACTCCTGCTAAAGTTATATATTGACCTCCTACAAAACTCTCACTGTTATTGACAGATGCAGGTTGTTTAATATAATTAATACTTAAGCTAGGAACTTCAAATTCTCCTGATGTAAAAACTTTAATGCCATCTTCATTAAATCTGATATTTACTTCTCTCCAAAGAAAAGAACTTCTATCAAATGGACTAGCTTCAAAATTATCATCATGTTGTCTTAGAATTACATTTATTGCAGAAGCTTCACATCCATTTTTCTCTATCATTAGCTTTTGAGTACCTATATAATCAAAATAATTATCAGGTAATTCAAAAGAAACAGACTCAGTTTCAGTAAAGAGTAGCGTTAAATTTTCATCATTAACAACTAGAGTTCTAATATCATCTATAGTTCTCTGACTAGTTTCAAACCCAAGCTTTGTTGCATGCTTAGGCTCTGCTACAATTTTAACAAATAACACAATAGCTTCATTTAGTTTCCAATCAATTTCAGGAACTTTTAAATTCCTATACTGTTGAGAGTCAACCTTATTTAGCTTTTGCTTGAAATCATAATGCATCTCTTTAATATTCATTCTAATTGTATTTAGAAGATTAATTATTAAGTTTCCCTAATATACTAGTCTTCATGTTTTGGTTTTGTGGGTCTTTAAACCACTCAACAGCAGATTCAAAGTCATAGCCAATTTTATCTGATAAATAGAAAATTGCTGTTCCTTCTTTTGTCAAAACATTTCTGTGAATAGCTTCCATAACTGCAGCAGTTGTATATAAGTCTTTCTTATCTTTCTTTGCTTCTCTTATGAAATCACTTAATCTGTCTTGAATCAGATCATCAATCTCTCCAACCAAATAGTTGGCACTTTTACCTCTAACAGATTTATTAGTTAATATCTGAATGATATTAGCTTGTGCTTCTGCTGAGAGGTCTAGGGACAATTTAACTGCTTCCTGTCTTTTCTTAGCTTTACTTGCTTTGATGTCTTCTTCTTCAGTTTCATCAAATATTACATGTGTTGCTTCAGGAAACAATCCATCTTCCCATTCTTTCATACTATTAGCCACATACTTACTAGCTTTTAACATTTTAACTTTGACAAATTCAAGGGCTATACTATCATCAAGAATCATAGTTGCATTCTCCAATTTAACCCTAGCCATTTTACTATTCCAGAAAGGATGGGGTTCTTCTTGATTGAAAGTGCTTGATAAGTCTACCTTTAACTTCTTTTGATACTTTTCTACTTCTCCTTCAGTTAATCCAGTTGCATAACCACCACTATTATGGTCATATAACGCTTCTATTGTATGAGGTTGTGTGAAAGCTTCTTGACCTTCTTTACCATGCCATTTAGGGATGCTTAATGGTCTAATTTCTACTTTTGACATAATTTTTTCTTTTAGTTTAATACTTATTTTCTTTTAATCACACTATATGTTGTGTTAGTGTGCATTTGATTTTTACATCTTCTCTGATTAATTAAAAGGGGTAAAATCAATTACCCCCTATAATCTTTTCCCTTAGACTTAGTTTCTTGATAAAATCAATTCACCACATCTTCCAATATCTTCAATATGCATACCTGATTGTTTCTCAACATGCATTTCATAGAAGTTACCTGAGTGACTCATTAATTTACCATCATTAGGTCCATAAGGATTACATAAACCAGCAACATACCCAAGTTTATATGACTTATTCTTGTTAACAATTCTACAGTTAGATGATTTTCCTTGTCCAGAGAAATCTAAGAATGTAATTCTTTGAGACTCTAAAGGATAACCTGTAACAGGGTCTATTTCAAAATTGATTTCTCTATCATCATAAAGAGGATTGTGAATCAATTCTAGTTCAGCTCCATTAGCCATTCTATACTTAGTGAATTGGTAACCTGCAGATAATGAGTTATCATTATAGCTTGAACTACCTTTTTGAATAAACATTTGGTCAACTACCTGAATAAATCCAGTTTTTTGTGCCCAATCTTGAATAGCTCTGTGGAAGTTAATCATTCCATATTCACCTGAATATCCTTTAATTTTTCTTGCTGCACCTGGCTTAACTCTAGAGTAGAAAATACCCATCAAATATTCTTCAATTAACCTTGCAGTTAAATGTGAGAATCTTTGAACGTGAGAGTCTTCTAACATCTCTTGTAATCCTGGTCCTGTTCTTAATGGTCTACCATTAGCTGAAAGAACTGTATCTGTACTACGTGAGTACCAATATCCTCTTTCAATTTCTCTGTACCACTGTTGCCAGTATTCAACTTCAGCAAACTTAACCCATGAATCATGGTACGTGCCCATTGAATCTGGAATTTTCACAGCTAATACTTCATCATGAGCATCTCCTGTTACTTTGTATTTCTTTCTGAATCTTGACATTCTGTTTGCCATAGAGATAGGCAAAGCATATTGTGTGCTACCAGATTGTGTTTCAGCTTCAGCATATTGAGAGTAAAGTTTCCCCCATTGTGTTCCTGCTTTAAAATATTGTACTGGGACAAAAAGCTGAGGATTATCTGACATTAAACGTAATGTATAGATGTATCCTTTTCCATGAGGAACTCTTTCCTCTTGTACTCTACATTGGTACTTCTTATTAGAAGTTCCTGGAGTAATAATATCTCCTGGCTCATACCAGTTTTCATCCAACTTAATTTTAAATACTGCTTTGTATTTACCTTTAGTTGTGTCACCTGCTTGTACATCTTCTAAAACCACTAGTGGTCTAGTTGTAGCTGGTCTCATGTCCCATTCCCACATAGAGGAATTGGTGTTTTCTTGTCTGCCCTCTTTGATAGCCATAGCTGTCAAAGGATTATCTGAATACCTTTCGGCAGTAAATAACTGCCCAATTTTGGATTCAAACTTATCTGGCTTTGCAATAAGAGCTTTACCCAAATGATTGAGTTCAGTCATGTTTGCATGCCAAGGCATTTGTTTGGTAATAAGCTTATTACCTACTAATCCTTTTGCCATAATTTGAAAGTTTTAATTTTTAATTAATTATTATTTTTAAAAGTTTACATCAGCTAAACTTCTTTTGTGCCCTGTCCTACCTGAACTACTAGGTTTAACAGATTTCTTTCTTTGAATATCAGCTTTTAGCTTCTTTGTTTTCACAGTAGTAGCATTTTGTATTATAGTGCTGACATCAAAATCATTCTGTAATAATTGTGCAAGTACTAGCATTTTTTCAGGGTTTTTAAGTGCTGTGCTTAATCTACTCTGCATGCCTGTTATATACTTGTTTGGACCAATTTTTACAGTAGGTTTAGTGATAAAAGGTAATAGACTTTTTTTACTTTCTTTAGTAAATGTAAAGTTGTCCACTTGGTCAGTGTTATCCAAAGCCTCTTGGACACTATTTGCAAAAGCTTTTTTATTAGCATCAGAAACTTTTTCTGCTGCTTTGTTGGCTTTTACTAAATCCTCTTTATCTTTAGTTTCTTTCTCTTTGATTTTCAAATCAAATTTTTGAGAGTATTTCTCTAATTTGCCAGTATCTCTAAGCCACTCAATCTTATCATCTATGTCTTCTGTAGAATCACCTTCTACTTGCCCATAATAATATCTGCTGACTTTTTCTTGATACTGCTCATCATCCAAATCTCCTTCAGGTAATTCTGATGTTGTACCATAAACTTTAAAAAAGTCTTCTGTACTACCACCGTTCTTTTTATGTTTAAGAAAAGCAGCACCATCATCATCCATCTCTTTGAAGAAACCTTCAAAAGCTTCATCTACTCTTGATTCTATCTCTAAATCCTGTAATTCAATGAACTTATCTTCTGTCAATTCCTCTTCAGGAATTTCAATATTCTGAAAGATTCCATTCTCTTTCAGTTTTTCTGCATAGGAGTTTAAATCCTCTTCAGTTTTATTTTTAGGAGTGATTTCTTCATTATCATCCTCTTCACCATTTTTAATGTCTTCTTCCTCTAAGCCAAAAAAACTTTCTTCTTCTTCATTGTCTTCCTCTTCTTCTTTTGTTTTAGAGACATCTTCCTCTTCATTCTCCTTTTTAACAGGAGCTACATCTTCTTTTTCTATTGCTGAATCATCAATTCCAAAGAAGTCTCCTCCCCCTTCATCCCATTCAAAATTTTCTAATGCAGTTTCTTGTGCTACAGATGCTTCTGTAGACTTTTTTTGGGTATCCTTTTCTTCTGGCATGTTACGTAAATTTAAGTATTAATATTAATATAATTTAAGTTTAAAACTTAACTTTTAGAGATTATCCCTAATAGCCAAATTTAGCTTTTCTTAGTTGTAGCCTTATCTATCTTTTTATTTTCAATAGCATTTTTAGCTTTATTTTGTTTTTTATCTTCTTCAAATTTCTTTTCATCCAAGTCTTGTTTTCTCATTTTAAGATTCGCATCCACCCCATCTCTAAATATTTCTTGTACATCAGGGACACCATCATTATCCATATCCTTGTCTTCATTGAATCCCATAGATAACATTGCTTGTTTTTGTAAGTCAAGTACACCTTTAGCTGCAATTTGTTCAAGTATATTAGCTTGATCAATTTCCTTTTCTTCTCTAGCCCATTGTCTAGCT